TACGCACTAGCTTCAAGATAGCCATAAATGCCCAGCCTTGTTCTTCTGTTAACTCTAATCCATAAAGTACATTAAACATGTCAACGGTCTTACCCATTGAGCGCTCGCCTTGTGGGTTATCGTAGGTGACTGCTCTGTCTTGCATATGGCCTAAGCCTGCTTCTAGTATGCTTGCTGCTGTTACCTTGCTGATTTCTTTTTCCACATTCTCTGATTCAGGGACGTTTACTATCATACTAACATCTAGTACTGGTCCATTATTTAAGCAAGCGCCTATCTTGTAATCAGGGGTTTGTTCACTTGAGCCTGCATGCACTAAATCATCTACATAAGACTTAATCTCTTCATTAGTCATTACCTTACTCTTATTGGAATTTGTATAGATACCTAGCTCTGGCTTATCATGGCCGTGTTCGTAGGGGTTTTTGCCTTCGTGTATGATAGCCCAGAATTCATGCCCTTGAGGGGTGTAGTCAAATGAGAAGGATTCAAACATACCTTCGCCATTTATTCTTACTTGGCATATAGGGCAATCAATAACGAGCTGCAACTCATAATCAGCATAAGCCTCGCCAATTACGGCAGCTACTTGTTTATAGCACTTTAGGTCTGTTGGTTTCATTTGTTTAGCTCCTTTAGTAGTGCGTCGGCCATGGATACTGATTCACTAGCTACAAGCGCGCGAGTACCATTTGAAAGCAAGCCCTGCATAGCCATGACTGCGAAGTACTCTCGCTTAGTAAGGCCACCAAGGGATTTTATTGTATCCTCTATCCCCTCATATCGCATTGTTCTTGCTAAGGCATCTGTAGCTACAATTGTATCAATTGGCATATCTGAGTTATTCATCTTCTCACCCCTTATTAACTTTATATAAATATTCACTCACTCGGTTTCTTTCGTTTAACGCCAGCTTTAACACTTCACCATCACCAGACTTGCTAGCGCTTTTAACTATCTTCTCTAGCGCCCGCAAGGTTTTAACCATTTCAGCCTCTGACTCCGCAAGCCGTAAAGACTGCATTGTCATTAGTCTATTGTGGCATTGGCGTATCTGCTCTGGATAGGCTTCTGGGTTATCCATTGGCTTTACTCATTGCGATCAATACTAAGCACTCACAGGCGGCGCGGAGGTATCGTTTATTTGATGCTGAGAAGCTGCGACTACCTATTGAACGGTATGCCTTCCACGTATCTTTTGTGTACGGCTTTGTGTTAATTTGGATTTTTTCTTCAATAACTAATGGCATCGTTAGATTGTAGTCGTCAAGCATGTGTATTTGATATAAATCATACTCATCAAACATATAATGAGTACCCGTATCAGGATCCATCCAATGCTTACCTTCCGGCGGATAAAGCCAAATCATAGCCCTATTTAATTCCACATCACTTAGCGCGCTTACTTGTTCTGGTGTCATCACCAACCCCCGTTAGTTTCTACTTTCGACTCTTCTTGCAGTTTTGATAGATGGCTTTGAATATAACTAGCCATTACTGAGCGGTCTTGATGAATGGTTTTTAAGGTTTTATCGCCCATAGTCACTACAGTGATAAACACCTCGCCAGTCAATTCATCGCCCACCTGCTTATAATCAAAACCCACTTCTACAGTATCGCCACGACCGTCTAAGCTATTGTTGTGCCACATGTCATACGGTAGTTCATCTGCTGTGGTTGTGATGTGATCTTCAAATACTTCTAAAATTTCCATAAATCCCCCTAAGTGATGGCCTATTATTGCACTACTGGCCAAATAGGTAATTGGCAAAAACTACCAAAATTAATGACTTTTAATTTCAGGGACGCGAGCGCCCTGTATTTTGTTGTTATACGTCACTCAAATAACATAGCAATCGGCTTGCCTGTTAGTGGCAATGTGATTGCCCACGGTATATACAAAAGCAGAAACCAATTTAAGTAGGCGTCAGCAAGCGCAGCAATGGCAAACATAGGCCCAGTTACAAGCAGGACACCAAAAATCAAATACAAAGATCCAGCTATTCCTATCAATGCCTGTTTTGTGGTTTCTTCCCACAACCAACGTATAACAAAAGGCTTGAAACGACCTGCTACCGCGTTGCTTGTTTTAGGGTTTTTGGCTTCACTCATCGTCGTCATTCCTCCAAGTTAATCGTTACTGTCCCGCAGGCGTCTCATCCTAAGCGTTATATTCCACAAAAACCAGTGGCGCACCCAAACAAGTCCTCTTGCTCTGGCGAGTACTTACCGCCACCATGATCAGCCCAATCTTTTACCTGCTTGAATCCTTTTGCACCCTGCATCCTGTGAGGTCTAAACATGAATTTAGGCTTTCCGCTTCGTTCACCCACGCCCATTTCAGTTTCCAGATTTATCACTTTTATTATGTCGCTCGCGCTCGTTTCTTGTATGTCTCGAATAGTCGCGTTAATGCAGGGCGAACACTCCATTGATCTATGTGGCAGCACTTCAAAACCTGCGCGGTCAAGTAGTGCGTTTCGTTCTTCTAGTGTCATGCAAGCCAAAGGTGACACAAGTTTACGACCCCCGTGGTTCGGGCTTGATTCGAGCACTTCCGGCCAATTCTTCCTATTCTCTGATTCAATTCGCATAACGCCCGTATAGCAGACCGCCTTTTTTTCTGAATCAAATTTTTCCAACCATTCCATTGCTGGCTTGATTTTTAGCTCATAACTGCAAAAGCCCATACCATTAGCAGGAAACGCTTTCTTGCGCCTAACCAGATTCGCAAAACCCTCGCTTTCGATGACTTCAAACTTTCCGCCATTCTGTTCGACATAATCCCGCACACGATCAGCACGACTTTGCCAGTCAGGGCTTGCCCATTTCGTATCTGAGTACGCAACAACAAGATTTTCTAAGTCGCGCTCAATAACCCATTGAATCAGTGCGACAGAATCATTACCGCAGCTGCTGAAAACTATATTTTGCATTTATTGTCACTCCTGAATATAACAAAGCATTACAGCGGATAAACCGCTGAATAGCGGGGTTATGGCGCTAATTAAAGCGCCGTGTATTGGTTATTATTAATCACACTTAATCAACTCCCTGCAAACTGTTTCAACTACCCAAGGTTCGAGACTGTATTTCAGTAACCCAAAACCTATTAAGCCAGTGCCCAAAATAATCATCGGCATTGCTAGTGATTTAGCACCTTCAATTACTGAGCTGGTTAAATCATTCATGTTCATCTCATCCTATAAATTAATAATAGAGCAACAAAAACATCAAACTGATTGCAAAAAACGCAACCACTTATGTAAAAACTACTCTTGAAATGGTTTGCAAGCTGCTACCAATTGGGCTTTAGCGTTATATTTTGGTGTTAAAGTCTGCTTAGGTTCTGCCTGCTTCATTTCTTCTTTGAATTGTTCATTGCTTACATAAAAGAAAGCACCCAGTGCAAATACAATAGAGAATGCCGCAATCATCGCCTTGCCCTGCTCTTTACATTCACCCATGAGCTATCACTCCCTTGTCGAGAAGCTGTTCTTCTGCTTGTTGCAATAAGACTTCAACCTCAAAGATATATTGATTAACTTCTTGCAAGGCCTCGATTGCTACACCTGAAAGTTTAATCTCTGCATCCTGCGCCGCGTTAAGTGCTTGGCGGATTAGTTCAATTTTTTCGTGCATTGCGGTATCCCCTTTAAGTGAGCTTTTATTATTGTTTAATATTGATAGCTTTGCATTGGCCAAAACTACCAATATTCACTTAAATCATTGGCAAAAAGTTACAACTACTGCCAGCTTTCAAAATCAATATATCCGGTTTGACCAGAATCACGCTTTTTCTCAATTTCCTTTAGTTTCTCGCGGTAGTGCTTGGCGATGTCTTTTTCTTCTAATTTAGAAACTTTTACTTTTGAATCTCGCTTCTCTCTTAGAATCTGAATAGCCCCCTCGCCTATTTCTTGCTCTAACCATTGGCCAGAATCAGCCGGATTTCCACCAAACCACTGATGGCAGCCAAAACACAAAGGCAGGGCGTTTTCTTTACACCAGCGAATAGTCCTGTGACGGCGTGAAAAGTTATGTGAACAATGAAGGCCTGAGCTAGATTTATCATGCTGGACCCCGCACTTATAACAAGTGTAAGCATTGGCCGACCTTACACATTTGCTAAACGCCTGATCTGCTGGATTTACTTTAATTCCCATATTTACCCCTAAAAAAAGCTTTGCAGCCCATTTAATATGTTTTCGTCAGTAGTGCCTATAAATACATGTTTTATAGCTGCGTTTATAAGCGCGCTATAGCATTCCTCAAACTCATCTTGATCCATACTGCCAAAACTAAGTGACTTAGCCTTAGTGGTGAATGATACGCCATCTATTGAGTATGCTGTTTCTATAAACCCTGCCAATTCTGTCAGCTCATTCCTGAATGACTCGAACTGCCTAGCCTCACTCATATTTTCCCAATGGGTTTTATTGGCTGACCAGTGATCAAAGCAGAATTTAAAAAATGAAAACACTTTGGCGTGGAAGTGCGGATTTCTAACCCGTTTAATTTCAACCTCGTAAAGACCGCCAGTTTTAAACTTCTGCATCTTATCTAATACAAAGTCATCAACTGGTATTAACACGCCACCTATGGCTTTTGTGAATTCTAGTTTCATATTATTTAATGCAGTACTGTTATGGCGCTAATTAAAGCGCCGTGGGCTTATCAACCTATTACAAAAAATTCACAATCTTTGTAATTCCACGTTATCTCAAGATTATCAAAATTAATTGTCACTTCACTTTCACCAGATTCTGCT